GGGTTTGACATTCGCATCTTACTCATGGTTTTTTCAGGTTTCATGTGTCTTATTAACCTTTCAATGTAAATCACTAAAACTGCTATCGTAAAGACTACTGGTAAAAGTATCATCAGTCCACCATATCCGAAGCACCATCTTGTGAGTTTTCTCGCGGTAGTTCTCCGACATTAGTTGGTCTTTCAGTTTTTCTTTCGTCTCCACTTCTATCAGTAGGTAGGCTTAACATATTCAATGATTGGTTCAAAGTTAATATTCCCGAATCGTAACCCATAACTGCTCTCTGCATTATATTTAATGGGGTTTCACTATCCATAGCCTCAAACTTAATAGTAGGTAAATCTTGTTTTCTATATTCTATACCCAACAAGTCTAAATGCATCATAAATACTTTGGTTGCTGCTTCCGATAATATACGATGCATACGTGATATTGCTTGCACAGCCCATAGATTAGCGTTATATGTAGCAGCGAAAGTAGAGCCTTTTTCTTGCCCTGCGGCAACTCTAGGTACTTGTAGCACAGCCGCTATATCTGCGTTAATTGCATCTAAGAATCCTGTGTTGTTAGGAACTGAGTTGCCAACATCTACGTGATGTAGTTGTACGTAATGTGGTAGTACAGGTATTTGGTCGCCTCGCAGTCCCTCGAATAGAGATATAACCTCATCCATAATATGTTTTAATCTTTGCTGTTGTTCTGCGGGGTCTTGTATGTGTTCGATAGCAGATTTGTCAATTGTAATAAATTGTTTTGTCATAGAATCTTCTAGACTAATTCTGTTATTCATGCTATTGTATTTCATTCTGATAGGTTGCTTTAGTGACGTAAATCTACTTGCTCCCCACACACCGTATGTTCTACGTAATTTATTATCTGTAAACCAATTAGACCTTGCATCTATTTTTACGTGTAATATTTCTCTATTAGGTATTGCGACTTCATAAGATGTACCTTCTCTCAACATATATGTCGTAGCATTGATGATTGGGTTATCTTCATCAGCAACGAAGTAAGAACCTAAACCACCACGCTCATCAACTATGGTAATTTGTTTTACGGGTAAACTTTGTAGGTCTGTTACACCTACACCCTCTTTACCAACAATTTTGTTTATGTCATTTCCGTAAACCATGAGATTTCTCATAGCGTTAATCATAATGTCGTCAAACTCGATAGTATCTTCTACAAGTTCCTGTATAGCATTTCTAATACGGGCATTTTTACCTCGGCTGTAATTTATTTCGTAATTATTGGCTGTAAGAGAAACAGCACGAACAGCACCATTTAGTTCGGGGTCTAACTTTAACATGTTGTCATACAAATCAAACTCGTTGTCGTGGTTACTGTCACTTCTTAATCTTTCAGTATCTCTAACAATATCAGGAATACCTGCTACTGCATTGAATCCTTCTTGCATCATACCTACTCTTTGTCTCGCAATCATAGGGTTTGGTTCTTCTTCTCTAGGAAACAACCCGAATAGATTCCAAGGTCTACGCTTCTCGGCCATAATTCGCAATTTTACAGTTGGTGTTTAATGGTTTCGGTCTTTTTTTTATTTTTTTTACTTTTTTTGTAAATAATTAAACGCTTTACTGCGCTATTATTTTTATTTTTTTAATTTCTTCAATAGCATGTAGAAGAAAATACTATTACTAAGTATTATAAGACACAACCTTTCAGATAAATGTCATTGAAGAAATAAAATTAATTATTTACAGGCTTGCAGTACAACGGTTTTTTTATTTTGTTGTTTGCGAAAACAATGAAATGAAATAAGCAATCATTTAAGTACCTAGCACTTAACCCCTAATATATGCCTAATGGTGCAAAACAATACTATGCCGGTGGAAAAGATTTAATCGAGAAGTTTGCTAAAGACAGACATTGGTCGTCTATAACAGAGTTTGCGGAGTTTTTAGAAGAAATTGAGCCTTCTAGAAGTTTCCAAGCATGGAGAGGAGCAATAAACAGATGGATAGCAAAGGGTAACACCCTAAACAACTTAGAAGATTATGAAGATACTACTAAAACTTCTACTAGAATATATTATGACAAAACAAACGATAAGTATATTGCGTTGTTAGAATCACATGAAGGTATGTTAATCATAGATGGTGAAAAGCATCGTGCTATGAAAGAAGCATATTCTGATATTGGTGGTGGGCTAACTTATGAAGAAATGGCAAGAGAGTTCGATTTGCCCGCAGTTTATGTGAGTGAGTACATACGTGTAAACAAATGGAAACACGCTATGCAGCCATTTACTGATGAAGAAGTTATGATTAACACCTTAGATGATATGGTAGATAAGTTCTTAGACATTCGTAAAATGGAGATTCTAAAGAAGGCGGAGCAAAAAAAATGGCGACAAATAGAGAAAGACGCTGAGAAATATTCTGTCTTAAGAGAATCACTAACCGATGAGTTTATGGAGATACTATCTTCCCAAAAACCTGCGTCTGTAAAACGCAAACCTATGCAACACAAAAGTGATTACGCAGTAGTTTTATCTCCGACAGACTTACACTTTGGTAAGTATGGTTGGGTTGATGAAGTAGGGCAGCATTATGATTTGAAAGAAGCAAAGGCAAGAGTTCTTACAAAAACAGAAGAGTTATTGGCAAGATTACCTAGTCAACCGGAAAAGTTCTACGTTGGTATAGGTAGCGATTGGTTTCACGTAGATAATGATATTGGTACTACTACAAAGGGTACAGCACAAGATATGGCTGCGACACCCGCACAGATTCTTATGCAAGGATGCGACCTTGCACGACAACACATTGATTTGCTTAGAACGGTAAGTGATGTTGAGTTGGTGTTTATGGGCGGCAATCACGATAGACATACTTCTATTATGCTTATGTTGTATCTAGAAGCATATTACCAATCTTGTGATGATGTAATAGTAACAGTTAGCCCAAGTATTAGGCAATATATTACTTACGGAAACAACTTGATAGGATTTACACATGGTGATGGTAAAGTTATGAACAAGTTACATTCTCTTATGGCACATGAGGCTAGAAAGGAATGGGGTAGTACACAACATCATATGTGGTTTCACGGACATTTGCATCATCAATCCGTCAAAGAAGTCGGTGGCTGTTTAATATTCCAACTACCTAGTCTAGCCGGAGAAGATAGATACCACAGCCGTAACGGATATGTTATGGCTAGGGCAGGTTTATCTGCATATATGATAGACAAAGAAATGGGTGTTATAGGTAGTTTGTTTGCGCCTGTATTACATGAGTAGGTGAAATAAATGTGGACTAGTGCGAAGTGTTGGGCCTGTGGATGGACAGCACCGCGTATGCAATTGTCTAAAGCAGAAAGTAAAGTCTGCCCGCATTGTGGTAAGAAGGAGTTGCACCCATTATGAGTTTCAAGCAAGATTTGGCTATGGAACGTAGCCGCAGGTCTGTAAAGTATTTTTACGAATGGCTTGGTTATACTTGGGGAGACCACATTGGTGAATGGATGGATATGTACGGAGATAGAAAAGGCGCGGAAGTACATCGTGTTTGTGTTATTGCACCTAGAGACCACAGTAAATCGACTACTTTGAGGGTAAAACTACTACATCAATGTCTTTTTGACAAGAAAGCCAATGGTAAACCTTTTACATGTTGGTTAATTAGTGCTAGTAAAGATACTGCAATAAGAAGGTTACAGGAAATAAGAGACGATATGAAACTACACCCGCAGTTGTCTAGGTATCTAGACCCGAAGAAAGGTAATAAAACGGAAATACATTTCACTAATGGGGCGTGGATTATGGCTACATCCGTTGGTTCTGCTATTCGTGGTGAGCATCCGGCATGTGTAGCATTCGATGATGTGTTAGTTGACTCTGACGAAATGAATCCTACTACTTTACAACAATGGTTTAGGAAGGCTATCACACCGATGTTGAGTCCGGGGTCATCTTTTTATGTGGTTGGTACGCCTATGTCTATGACAGATTTGTACCACACAGAGATGTTGACTAATACTGCTTGGAAAAGTGGCACATGGAATGCTATTCCTAACTATGACGAATGGAAGGCAAGTAATGGAGAGGTAGAACCTCAAGCACTTTGGCCTGAATATCGTAGCGTTAAGTTCCTGTTGGAACAAAAAGATGCTGTCGGGGAACTAGAGTTTGCACAGGAATACTTGTGTAAGGTAGTTGACGATGACTCTTCCGTTTTCCCACACAACTTAATACGCAAGAATCTAGACTTAGATACTGTAATACAACCTGAAAAGTTAGACAATAACAAATATGTAATCGGTTTTGACCCTGCACACGGTCTTGGAAAGGATTACAGTGTTATAATTATTCTTAGGCAAGATGAGCAAGGTTATATACACTTTGTAAATATGTGGCGACGTAATGATTTCCCACCTGACAAACAAGCAGACAAATTAATAGAGTTGAGTAAACTATACGGTAACTGTCCTGTTGCAGTCGAAGATGTAGGTTTCCAACAGATGTACAAGAGTTTGATTGCACAAAAGGGTGCGGTAGTAGATTATAGACCTAGTAAGGTAGGTAACAAGACACTTAAGCAAGGTATCATGAACAGACTTAGAGTTTGGTTCGAGAGAGAAATGGTTTCTTTTCCGTATGGTAACGATGAGACTAGAAGAATGGTCGAGATTATTTTAGATGAACTTTCAACACACGCTTGGAGAGAAGGTATGATTGTAGATTTGGGGCGACATAACGATACAGTTATGGCTCTAGCACACGCAATAGACCAATTTACCTACAAAACACCTGACATGCCAGTAATTATGACAACTATGAAAGGTGGCGAGTGGATGGGCGGGTCTACAAGAAGTATTAATCGGCAAAGAGGCGGAAGTGTTGGCGGAAGAGTGATAAATAGGAGAGGATTTTGATGGCGGGACCAATGAAAAGAAAAAAGTTGTACAGGCACATTTTACAAGCGTTGATGGATGATGGTTATTTTAACGAGTGGCGACAGACCGATGAAGTTTGTCGAAAGGTCAACGAAGGCGTTCCTAACCGTTGGAAACAAATGGCACATAGCAGAGTCTTTATGTACATGCGAGAGTTAGAGGTAGAAGAACGTCATCTATGGCGAAGAAGCCAAATGATACGCGAATGGAAAAAACTATAATTTTATAAAGTAGTTTTGAAAAAAATTGTAAAAAATTGTGAGAGGTACTGGGCGTATAGTGGCGAGTAAAAATTAAGAGTTTTGGCGGCCGGTGTATTTTTTACACCGACCACCAAGTTTTTCTCTTATTCTTCTTCGTCAAGTTTTTTACTACCCATTTTGATAGTTACTTTCGCAGGCTCTTCCATGTATGTGCATTCTTCAACTGTTAGTTTTACTTCTAAGATTTTACCGGAATCATTGTTAATGTATTTATGAACATCAGAAGCAACAATAATTTTGTTCATCAATTTAATGCAATCAGAGCGTGTCAATTCAATTAGAGAGAATAGGTCATAAGAGCCGATATTATGCATCTGATAGCGTGCATTAGGGTATAGTGAATCAATTAGGCTCATAGCCGATTTAACGGCCTTATGAGAATAACAGGTGTATAATTCACCTCTTGTGAACTCGGTTTCCTCGAGTTGGCTTATTACTAGCGGGCGTTGGTTAACTGCTTGTGTCTCCATATTTTAACGGACTGCTACATAGTACTTAAGGTTAACTAAGTGGCATTCTCCTTTTAATTAGAGAATAGTATAACGGAAAGATTATATACCCGCATCTCATGTCAAGCACGGGGTGGACAGGGTATATTTCAAGGTGCATTTTAGCCTGACCTAATCATACTCAACGTATAGATTAACCCTTATAATCTTATGGGTGTAGCATTCTCCCTTTCAATATGAGACTGTATAATAATAATGTTTATATACCCCCATCTCATCCGAGACACGTACTACTACTACTGCGAGGCGGTGTAGATTCTACACTAAGTAATAAAATAAAAATAAAGATAAAATAAAAATAAAGATAAAATAAAAATAAAGATAAAATAAAAAATGACGGTGCAGTTTTTACACCACACCGCCAAATTAATTTTAATCTCTGATATATATTACCCAGAATACCCCATAATAATTAAATCTCTTGGACTTAAATACTTGTGAGGGGTATTTATTTCTTAGATATTTCAAGAATCCTCTAGCATCCTTGAAATGATATGATTCTTCACCATATGGGCTTCCTACTGTTATTCCGTCTTTTTCTGTAAATGCATGGTACTGTGACCATGTGTGTCGCTCCTCTGCGTACATATACATCCGTCTGTATGTTAGTATATATACCTATCGATTAACCATTCTCACCCATACCCACAGGCTCGCGACACAATCATCCTCAACGTACCACAGACAGTATATAATCTTTTTGATATACTATTCTCTTAATAGTATTGTAATATCTATATCGACATCTTTATATACTAACCCCCCCTAGCATGGAATGAGGAAGCAACATGCGATACACCGGAAATGATAAGAATGCACAACTAACAGGAAGGACTAATTTATATGGTAAATCATATAATGAATATTTACAGTCATTAAGATTTAATCTATTAATTAGCACAAGAAGATATAACGTATATACAGGACAATATGAAGATATATAATCAAGGCGGCATAATGTAAGTCCTCGACCCTTCGGGGTCGAGGCATTTTTTTTTGTGATTGTTATAACACAATGTTTATATACCTACATCTCTTCTAGCATAGGCAAACCGTACACACGCGAGCCGAGAGAATAGTTAATCAATACCTTCATATACTCATACCCTATCCGATAAACATGGGAGAAGAGGTAAAGACCATAAGCCAGCAAGTGAACGACGAAGAATGGGAAGTAATACATATGTATTGGGATAAGGCATATGAACAATATTATGTTAGAATAATGAATACGAGAACCGAAGAACAGAAATGGGGCTACGTAATTTAAGAATGAAAACCAAAGTCCTCGCCCGAAAGGGCGGGGCAATTTTTTTGTGAATGTATAATAATAATCTTTATATACTTATACCCCCTCTGAGACACGGGGTGGAAGTCGAGAAATGGGACTATTATAATAACTGCAACCCCCGCCCCATCATCAGCAGGGGCGAGGGCTTAAGAGGGGGAATGATGAGTTCCGAATAGGCAGTACCTAAACACCGACATACGACGGCCTTACCTCTCCATATCTAAGATATGGCAGGTTGTAAAAAACACATGTTACTGTTCAACCTTTATGTTTACTTGTTCGCGTGTGTTTCTTACATTCTATCGTAAGGGGGGTTAGTATATAAACATGCCGGTCAACAATACCTTTATATACTCATACCCCTTCCGCTAATCATGGAAGCGACAGTGCGAGTAACCTATGAATTGACAGTAATAAGAGATAACGTAACACCCGATGAGTTAAGAGAGTATATCGAAGAACAATTATACAGAACCAACGATATCGGATTTGATTATGAAGCCGAAGAAGTAGATTTGGAAATTGAGATTGACGAAGAGTAGTCTTTATATACTAATAGTAGTTCGGATAGAATGAGGAGACAATATGACAATGCGGAATATACTAAGAGAATTGTTGAGCAAAGGGTTTATAACCCAAGAGCAACACGACAGAATATCCCTAGAGTGGGAGTATTAAGGAGAGACGAACAATGAATATGATAGAAGAATTAGAATTGAGAGAACGAATATTGAAGAGACTGTATAACGAAAGGTTAGAGGAATTATATGATGGTATGCCTCACTTGACGCAAGAGGAATGTGAAGAGTTAGCGATACTACACTTTGAACTTGAGAACTTTAGGAACTCAGAACTTTAAGAACGAAAGCCCAAGACCTCGGCCATGCTGCAACATGGTCGGGGCATTTTTTGTAAGTCGCCTAACATAATGTTTATATACCTACATCTCATCTCAGACACGGGGTGGAAGCCGAAATACCGGACATAGGCGAGAATGACTTATCACTACCTTTATATAGGGGTATACTGTCCTCTGTTCATGGTGAAGTACACGCGACGACATTATGAGGACATGGCTAAATGGATGAACGAAAATGTAATATCAGACGAGGGTTTTTCTGACCTTCAATGTGAGTCTATGATTAATACATTATGCGAATGGTATATTCGCGATAACGACAGATTTGATAGAAGTCGTTTCGAAACCGCTTGCGGTTATCCTCGTAATAATTAAGTTGGAAGGGGGATTTCCCCCAACCTTCTTAATAATTACCGTCTATAACAGTTATACAACCGTCATGCTGACCGTCTAGGCAATCGCAATTCAATTTAACTGCCTCTCTAGGCTTTCGTTCTTGTGCTTCTCTTTTTAGGCTGTTCCATAATTTCTGCATACGTTTCACTTCTTACACGGGCTACCATCGTAACCACTTACTGTTAGCCGGTACATAGGGTCATGCCCTTATATAGTTATGGTGTGGTTGTGTAGTTATTTTATATACTAATAATAATTTTTAAGTTAGCCATAATTTTTATGTGAGATTGTATAATAATAATGTTTATATACCTACATCTCATCTCAGATATAGCAAACGGTACACGGCGACAACGGGATAATATCGGAGTCCACCCCGCTTCTAAGACGAGATTAGGGTATATAATCTTTGTTATATGGACTTCTCTTTTTTATTATTTTTATTTCTTTTTGAGATTTACTGAAAGAATTAATCGTTGTACTGCTCTATTATTTTTATTTTTTTTATTTATTTCATAGATAGTTAAGTTACTTACTTAAGTAAGTTATCATAAATACTATTGAAGAAATTAAATAATTAAATTAATTCCCAATAATCGCTATACTGAGAGCCTGTTAATTCTTTTTGTTAATTGTAGAAATATTAAGAATTAATTAATTTTGAGACTTAATCACCGAACTGCTTATATAGGGGGGTGCGCTACCGTTAAACATGGTAGCATTACGCGAACTATACGAGGAGATATACACAGTGAATTGGAAAAACGAAGGAGACTCAACAATTTGGGTTTCGAACTTCATCGGTGAAGAGGCATATTGTGTCTTTATCGAAATGAACCCCGATGTCATTATAGTATCGGAAACCTCAAGATTAATTTAGACTACGACGCACAACAACGAAAGCCCAAGACCTCGCACCCCCTCGGCATTTGGGGGGTGTGGGGCAATTTCGCGTATAGGGACGGACTCGCGGAAGAGAATGGCCGTCGAAAAGGTTTATAAGGGTAAACGGTGTCTCCTATGGATGAAATGAGACATTGGGGCGGAAACGAAAGGTTCATAAGCAAATACTCACAGGATGATATATGAGCAGTAGCAGCCAAGAGAGAGATGAAATACAAGAAATAATTGATGCTTTTGTTGAAATAATAGAAGCAGGTTATTCAATTGAGACATGGAAGTGATTATATGAGAAGATACAGGCGATTTAATGGACACCCTTTCGAAATACAACCAAGAACACAAAGAGAAAGAGTTTCACTTATTACCGGAGAAATTGAATATTATTCACCACCCGAAGATATGGCGTATTTTGTTAAATCTGATGCACAAAAGGAAGCAGTAAAGAGAAGAGAAGCAGGGCATAAGATAAGAATTGTAGAATCAAGAAATGTGAAGTTTTTCGGTGGTGATATTGCATTTTTCATATATCAGAAATGCGAAGAAGATGAGTAAGATTATATTTATTTTTTCGATATAACTACGGACTCACGGAAGAGAACGCAGTTTGAAAGGGTTTATATACTAATACGCCCTCTCCTATGGATGAAATGAAATCGGGGCAAGTGAGAATACTATAACCGAAAGATTATATACCCCCATCTCATCGGGTATGGACTAAATGAGGTATCGGGGCGGAATAGAAAGGTTCTTAAGCAAATACCTTTTCGCTTAAAATAGCCTAAAAAGGCGGGAGACATAAAAATGAAACGAACAATAAATGAATACGAGTTCTTAAGAACTTTTGAAGAATGGACAGCAAATGATAGGAATACGCAATTTAGCCGAGAGGCTTTAATTGAAATCTTTGGTATTCTGACAGAATGG